CAGTGACAGTGATCTTGGCCACTTCCAGGATGGATCCCATGATAATGATGGGTATGACTGCTGAGGCAAAAATAGCCATTAGGCCCAGTATACTGTACCAGGCCGCAACCACGCTCAATGATAGAGCGGTTAACAATGTGAAATAACTGAGGAACATAGATTTATTTATTGGGTGTTATACGGACTGTGACGGCTAGTTTAACGGCCAACCATGTGGCAATCTTCTCATCCGGAACATCAAACCATACCCAAATATTCTTGTCGGTATCCCAGATCATGTTTTCCAGTCGACGTCGAACATGGCTTTGGCCCTTCCAGTTGTTGGCACCAAACACTTGATTGAGTTCGCGAATTACTGCATACCATGTGGCAATATCACGCAACTCAACCTGAATACGGTGCATGACCAAGGGCGTTAATTTAAGAGAGTCAAGGGATTCAAACGTACTCAACGCAGAGGTTTCAATTTCAACAGACATCGCTATCCTTTACACTGTTTTATACTACAAGGCATACTCCACTGGGTATCAGCCAGTGTTTTGACCTGTTGCCAGGTCTAGCCAGTGTCTCATCCTACGGGATTTCTGTTTCTGATGCCACGGTATGCAACAGAACCGGTTAAAGATCTTTCTCTGTTGCACCCATTAAACCACCCAATCTCCCTGGTCATGCACAGTAATTATACTGTGTTGACTGAAAGTTGTCAAGGAAATCTGGCATCAAACGAAGAAATATGATCTAATATTATTTTGTGAACTTGTTGAGTGTTTGTTGGGTACGCAACTGCTTGAAATAATTCTCCATCGTATAGTTGAAATGTATTGGCTATAACATGATTTATATAGGCATGCAATTTCCAGTCGTCTGGTATGCCAACGTTGTCGTTGCTGTACACATGATTTAACAACTTATTCCCTAAAATATATGCATGGTACCCTTGATTTCGATCCATAAACTCATTCCATAGTTTAACCAATGATACATCAAATTTAAAAGTTGTTTCTAAATAATTTGACACCCGACGTAATTCATATAAAAAATGTGTAAGATCAAAAAAACTACCAAAATTAAAATTAAACACTGGGACATTAGACTGCGCTTTTTTTTCAGTCTCAAAGAAATGTCCTTCATTTAATTTTGTAAACCAATTATTTCTTAAATCTTGATCAGTGGATGAATTGCCCATAAGTTGAGTATGAAATGCTATGATTAGATCAGCGTCAACATCTTTAGACTTTACCGCACTGGCATGGCAACGATAAAAAATGTTGGTCAACAACACAAAATTAAATTTTGGATTGTGCTTGATGAAAATTATTTTATCAAAAAGTTTGTGATAGTGTTTATAATTTAATAGTGATGAATGATGCTTACAGGTAACAACTTTATTTTTTTGATAAACTGGATCAACATTGACTATGTGTGCAGCACCTGTGGATTGAAAAATTGAATTAATACTGTACTCAACATCAAAGATGTATCGATTTATTACAAATTCCAAAAAGTGGCCGTGAAGCCCTGGTGCAAAATCAATTATAATCATGCATGTTTCTTGGTCAATTCACACACCAGGAGAAACTGCTCGTAGGCCAGTCGAACTGCAGGATTGGTCAACAGTTGTTGTGCTTCCTGTTGCATGGCTTTTAAGCCAGCTTCGGCTATGTGCCAGCTGCTGGCACAGTTCAATGTGGCCAGCTCATCTCCAAATTCTTTGGCTAACTTTTTCCAAGCTCTTTGCTGTCCTGGTGTGAGAGGTGTACGAGGTGGCCGCATCTCGCTGGCCTTACGAATTGCTTCACACATGCGATCTTCGGCCACACGACCAGCGGCAATCATGGGCGCCAGTGCAGGATCAATGTTGTAGCGTGTGCTACGTCCGCCAGGATAGCACATGATCAAATGGTTGCCTCGGGGCATGGCATCGTGGAGTTCATAATCATGTTCCGCAACAGGCACATACCTACGTCCACGTTTTTCGTAATAGATCTTTTTAGTCATAGATGCACTTCCCAGGCGCCTGTTTTATGGTTCCAATGACGGGTGTCGTAGATTTGAAATGATATGCTACGGCCAAACAATGACACTTCTACCGTGAGTCCAGCATGACTTTGTCGACGGGTGTAGTTGATTTCAAAGCCAATCAGTGTTTTAACAACACACAATTCTGCTTCCCAGGCCAGGTGGCAGGTGATCAACCCCGATCTGTTCCACAGGTTGTCAAAGGGCTGACCCCAAGGATTGCTCAATCCAAAACTAAGATAAATCATGATAATTCCAAAATTTCAATCAGTTGGTGCGTGTCAACACTGTTTTGTTCATAGCCTTCGTATACTGTGTTAAAGTAATGATTGCTGGGCGACTGTTCAAATGATTGGTCCACCATTTGATAAACCAGGGCAGTGTCAGATCCACGGTCAGTATGCACCACAACACTAAAACGTGTGTAGTGATAAGGGTAGCCTTCCAGTGCATCCAAGGCCATCAAGTTGTCTTCTGTGATTTCCCATAGCACACCATCACACCAGTTGCCTGCCACAGGTTCAATATCAGCACAATAGCGGAACACCAACGCATAGTCGTTGACCCATGCCGGACCCAAACAAACAGCACCCGGACATCGAGCAGCCATTTGATCCAAGTTGGTGTTCATTCCGTAACTGAAATACTTCAAACTTTTTCTCCGGCTTCAAAATCTCTAAAACGTAAAAATCTAGGGAATCTCAGACTGTATGATCCGTCTTGGTTTTGCGTAACTGCATCAGCTTGGACCTCAACCAAGTGGCCAAGAAGAAGATCCCGGCTGCGCCAATACTCATCCCTATCGCTATCAGACAGGCCACTACCAACATTGACTCGTATATGTCGTCCATTGTCATCTCCTTCACAGATTATAGCACCCAACCGGTCAGCATTGCGACCAGTACCTTGTTCAAATCCCACAATGTTTAAATCAACTGTGATTGTGGGTTTCCATTTCATCCACGAGTCTGTGCGTTTGCACAGGTAAGGTGCATCCATGCTCTTGATCATGATACCTTCAAATCCACCTTCCACAGCGGCTTCGGCATAGCGTTGCATGATGTCATGACCTTCGGCTGTGTCCAAGTCCACGTCCAGGCCGTTCATGATCTGCAAAGCACCGTCTTCGGGCAGTTTCATTCGAGCACGTTCCAATGACTCCGTGCGTTTGTGTTGTTGTGCGTTGAAGTGGCCTTCTTGAAAACTAGCCAAGGGCAACATGTCAAAGATATGATAGGTCATGCCTGTGGTCACTGCATTGCTTTTGCGATGTGCTTGCTTCATCAGTTTCTGAAAACTCTCGCCCACAATCTCACCATCCAGCACTACACGTTGATGCACTCTGTGACCGCCACCATTGCCCAGCATGAATTTGGTGCTGTGTTGCTTGATGGCCTCTTCAATTTCAGGAAAGTTTTCAAACACCTTGCCATTGCGGCTGTACAGTGTGACATCACCATCGTCGATCACTGCCAGCACACGCACGCCATCCAGTTTGCATTCCAGACGTTTGATACCTTTCAGCTTCTTGGGCTGGTCTGTAGAGTCTTGTGCTAGTTGGCAAGAGAACACAGGGATTTTCCACTCTGTCTTGCCCAACACCTTGTTAAGTGTTTTCTCACTGATGCCACATCGCAGGTCTTTGGTAATAACACGTCTGCAGAGATTGTTCCACTCTATACTGTCAAACTGTTTCATGCATTCTGCAATGGCATCTCGGGCACGATGTCCTGAGATTGATCTTGTGCGCAGGCCTTCCAACAGTCCCCAAAACACAGGCCAAGGGTTTTCGGCATGCTCAATACCCGAACTCTCAGGCACCTGTTTCACGTGGAATGTGTAGTAAGGATTGTAGGCTTGATAGCAGTTGAACAAAAAACACTGCGCATTGGCACTGCCCAGTTTTGAGGCCATCAAGGCTTTTTCAATCACTCGTTCTTTGTGCAGGCGACTGTCAGATGCTTCTAAGTCTCTTATCCAATCGGCTGCCACAGTGATACCGTTGAATTGTTTGTGTGTGAAGTCAATGTCATTCATATATTTACAGTGTTACCATGAACTGTTGTAGAATACTTTCAAACCCAAAAACATTTCACCACGGGCTTCTTGAATGAACTTCAAGTCATCATCGTAGTAATGTTTGTCTGCATCGGTACCAAAAAAGAATCCTGACGTTGCTGGCAGGCGACGTTTTTTTACAGCCACTTCTAAATCATCTAGGTCCTCGGCAGTGAGTTCTAGTTCAATGCCGTTGAAGTTGTCTGTTTCACGCAGAGCATTGCCTTCACGAGTCAGCCACAGTTGTGCCATCCAGCCATGCAGGTTGGGATGTTTGCGCCAGTAAGCGATTTGACGTGGACGATTGACATTGGGGTTGCGGTGCTCTTTATGATCTGGATCCCATTCTGCACCTTCGTAAAATTCATCTTGCTGGCCTGCTTTTGCAGCCACGTATGCGTACATGTCAAGTCCCATGATTTACCTCTTAAAAATGTAAAGGATTGCGTCTGCGCAGGTGTGCAAGAGCCAATTCCTTGCTGTCAAATCTACCCGAGATGGGTGTTTGATGTGCACCACGCACAATGTACCAACCACCCAACACAGCGTTGTAAACAACCTTCATTATGCAGCCTCCAACATGTTAGCAGGCACCTTCCACAGGCCTTGCTGAGTAGCCACTGTGACATACTTGATAGCAACCTTGCTCACTGTACCAGTCATTGTGACACCACGTTTCACGGAGTGGAACTTGACCATGTCACCTTTGGTGAACTCACGGATCTTCACTGCACGAAGTTGGGAACGAGCATAGCTCACCGCATCGTTGATGCTGTTGAGTTGTTCGTTTGTAAAATTGCTGAACATGATCGAAGTGTTGACTTCTTGGATTGTTGCGTATGCAGTCATCTTGGGCTCCTTTTGTTACAATATGTTCATATTATAGCATTTTGGCAATTATTGGTCAACCACCAAAACGGTAATACTCAAGTATTACATGCTCCAGAAAGTTTCGCTTGAGGGTGAGCAGAAGTAAGGCGTGTCATAACGCTCTTTGTAGGTCTTACCAGTCATCATGTTGCGTTTGGTAACCCAAGTCTCATGGGGTTCCACAATGAAGCCCAACTTGGTTTTGGATTCAATCACAGCCCGGATATAGGCTCTGGTCACAGGAGCAAATTCTTCTTTTGCCACAAGACGTCGGCCTTCTTTGACACGTTTGTCAGATTTGTACAGTTCCAATGTGTATTCAACTAGTGCAGTCATTTTGGCTCCTTTTTGCTACTCTATGTCTATATTATAGCAAATTGGGAATTATTGGTCAACCACCAAAAAGTAGTACTTGAGTATTACACCAGTGCCCGGGCTTCGGCGGGTGTGTATTCACTGCTACTCAACGTGGCCTGCGGAGGAACTGCATTGGGTTGGCTGGGCACATCATTGTCTGCCTTCACCCCAATTGCATTAAGTCCAGCAGTATTTCGTCCCTCACGTAACGCACCCACCATGGCCTGACCCGACTGGTTGGCTATGTTGGCAATGGCTTCTAAAAATTCAGCAGCCATGCCTGTTTGTGTTTGTTGTCCGTAGCCGCCCAAGGCAGGAATAAAAGCAGTGATGGGCAACTGTGCGCCAGCAGTGAGTGTGGCATAGTCAATACTGGCCTTGGTCTGGAATGTGGCCTCATTTGCACTGTGCTGAACCATGCCAGTCCAGGCTGTGTTCAGCGTGGTGGTATCTGTGCCCAGGGCCGTGATGGCTGTGCCAATCTCAGCATCAGCGGCTGTGATCAATACTGCCAATGCTGCATCATATGTGGCATAAGGATTGCCTGCGTTGTAAGGTGCTGGAAGAGCGATTGCACCCGGCAACCCATACACATCATTGATGAGATTTTTCATATAAGAATATATGGTGTTGAGCGTGGTCAGTGTGCCTGCTGTGAGTTGAGCTGAGATAGTACTGGTAACTGTAGTCAAGTAATCATTGTAAGGGATGCCGGCTGCTGATCCAAAAAAGTCTGTGGTCAAAAATGTACCGCTAGGTCCTGATCCCAAGGCAATGTTTGTGGCATAATACGTTGCCACATCAGCAGGCACAGGTGTTGTGGTGTTGGCAATCAAATCTAGGCCTTTCAAGGTGCCTAGTTTTTGTGAGTATGCCACAGTTTCTGCGGCTGTTTGTGCTAGTGTGGTCATTGTAATATTGCTGCCAGTTGGGGTGCAGTGCTTCTAGTAATGCCTTTGACTTGTTGGAATGCAATCTGCAATGCGCGATTGGCTGCGGCATTGGCCGCGGGAATTATCTTGGCTAAGTCATCGCAGCCCACTGGAGCAAGTGTGCCTGAATTTAATATAGGAGTGATTGCACTGTTCACATCACCGTTGACGTTGTATATCAATACTGGACCGTTGGAAGTGGGCAGTGTGAGACTGCTGTAACTGGTGGGGAAAATTTTAACAGGATTTAACAACTGGCACATCTGTGTGATGTTGGGCAACGTACAACCCAGTATGTCTAACACTTGTTGCAGGTCCGTTCCAGTGACTTCACACAGTCCAGGGTATGCTTGTTTTTGCAATGTGTCAAATGCATTTTGTGTGAGTCCGTCGGGATTAAACAAACTTTGTACATTGAGATTTACCAAGTCAGCAATGTTTTGGTCAGTTAGTCCCTGTGCGTTTAATGCCGCAGTCACTGCCGGTGTTGATCCATTCAGCATGTTTCCTTTGGTGGCCAACTGGTTTAACAATGCAGCTGGAGTACCAAATATGTCAACATTCTCAAGACTGAACAAATCGCCACAGGCCTCAAGATCAGCACCAAATGCCGGGAACGCCAAATTGACCTTGGCTATGTCTCCTGAGATCAAATTGTCCATGTTGGAAAATGTTGGTCCAAGATAGTCATCACTGTTGACATTGACTGCGCTGAGTATAACATTGTTTGTGAGTGCAATATAACCTTGCGCCGCACCAAATGCCTGCGCAAATTTTCCAAAGTCTCCGCTGCCCAAATACGTACTGCTGGCAGTGGAAATTGATGTGGCATAGCCTGCATTGCCCACAGTCCATGAAACATTGCTGGGCACTGAATCTCCCAGGGCTGGACAATAATTGCCTGCAACATTGGCACCAATGGTTTTGAGATTGGCTATAGTATTGGCTGTGATTGCCAGTGTGACATTGCTGGTGGCTTGTCCAATGGTGTAAATCAAATTGGCAATGGGTGCAAGAGCGTTGTAACTGGCAATGTTGTTGGCCAATTGTGTGTTGGCGGTTATGGCATTGCCTGCGTAAAATCCCACACCTGCTGTGAGCTGTAAGGGTGTTGCGGTTGATTCTGCCATTATGCTGCTCTCACTGTGCTGGAACCTGCCACACGACTGTGTCCACAAGTATCACTATCGCCATCACGTATCACAGGACGCCCACCAGCACGTACTGAGCCAGATCCACCTGAGGTCACTGCTGAACAATGAATGCCGCACCCATTTTGCCCGCAACAAGGATGCGGTGTTACTGAAATTCCAGGAACAACGATGGGACGACCATTCACACGCACAGAAGCCACACCCGAAGTGTTGATACCTCCTGAGCTGTTTGGATCACCTTGTCGTTGCACTGCTGGCATGTTATCCCATTAAGATTTTACTACGCACAGGCTTGATACCTGTTGTGGCTTCCAGGTAACTGTCCCCAACATCGTCACGCACAGGGGCAATCATGGCCACGCTAGATCTATTTACCGTGACTTCTGCCTCAGGATCTGCTGTGAACAAACTGTTCATTAACTGTATACCTTGCTGTCCGGGCACCACTGCCACAGGCTTGCTCAGGGTGTAAGTACTGCTGTCATATGCTGTGATTTTTGCCACTATCTCTTCACCATAGCCCATGCGCATGGTGTATGTTTTTCCTATTTCAATCATTCTTGTTCCTTTTTAACTATTGCCAACTGATAATTTACCAGGCCTAACTTGAGCCTGTGATAAAACATGTTTACAAAGGCATCGATACTTTGCTTGCAACGACCTAAGTAATGCTGATCATCTTCCCACAAGTAATCGTCAAACAACATTACACCACCTGGGCGTAACAATCCAAAACACATCACAGCGTCTGCCAGTGCATCATCTGCGTTGTGACTGCCATCTACGTAGACGAAGTCATATTGACGTTGATCCACAATCAGTTGTGCCAGTGCAGGAAAACTCATGTTGGCCAGCACTTCTACAGTTTGCGTAGGCTTCTTGACTTCTGCTGTGTTGGCACGAAAGATTTGTTCAATACTGCGATCTTCAGGGATTGAGTCGTAACTGAATGCTGTGACAGGGCGGTCGGCAAATGGATCAATACAGGTGATTGTGCCTGTGTCTGCCAACATGTTTTCCAACATCCAGCAGGTGCTACGGCCTTCATGGCTGCCTATTTCCAATATGCTGTCAACTGTTTTTTGTTTTTGTAAGTAGTTGGTGATGTAATCAAAATTGACCAAGGCATTGCTGAACCAGTCAGATGTGAATTGTGGCATTACATCAACCTTTGGCGCAGTTCCTGGAATCCGCCCACATACTCTTGATCCAAGAAGATTTGTGGTACGGAACGTGCAGTGGGCACTGACTCCAACAGTTGTTCACGTGTCCAGTCTTGACTGATGTTGCGTACTTCATATTCAATACCTCGACTTTCCAACAGGCTTTTGGCTTGTTCGCAGAAGGCGCATTGGTCCCGGGACCATACTATGGCTTTCATGTTGTTTCCTTATAAATTGGGTAAATCATCGTAATCTAACTCTTCCGACATAACTCCCAAAACATAATTGGTACTCTCTGTCTCTTGCAGTGCAGATTGTTTCTTGCTGGTATCCACATGCTTCATGAACCAAGGAATGGGTGTGCTTCTAGGTGCAGGTTCCTGGTACTTGATGCCAATTTCTTTGAGTGCGCCCACTGCTGTGTAGTCCACAAAGTCTTTGAGAATGTTGGCGTTGAGTCCAATCACAGGACCTTTGTTGAACAAGTAATCGGCCCAGGCCTTTTCCTCACGGATCACATCCAGGTACAACTGATATACTTCGGCTTCACATTCTGCTCGGGCAGCGGCAAATCGCGGATCCTCTTTGACAACTTGATTAATGATCCAAGCAGTCCAATCCCGGTGCAGGATCTCGTCTTGCAGGATCAGGCTGATGATGTTGCCATTGCCAATGAAAATACGGTTCTCTACCATGGCCAGGCTTGTGGCAAATGAAACCATGAAGCGGAATGCTTCTAGTGCATAGCTGGCGTTGAGTGCCAACCATATGGCCTTGATATGTTCTTGTTCGAGAACCATACCTGTCATTTCACTGCTGAGTTCTTTATGGCAATTTATTCTGTGTAGTTCATCGTAGTAGTTGCCCACACTTGATGCCATGTCCACAATCTCTTGTGTGTCATGAATGGTGTTGAACACATCCTTGGGCACATTGTAGATGTTGCGAATGATGTGGCTGTATGAACGACTGTGGATGTTGGTTTCCATAAACGACCACACCATAACTAACGCTTCAAGTTCAGGAATAGAACATACAGGACCAAACACTTGAATAGGGCCCCGACCTTGTAAACTGTCTAATGCAGTCTGTCTTAATAAATTGCTGGTAAAGATATGGCGGACAGTATCGCTTGCTTCTTTAAAGTCGTTAGCATCTTTAGTAAGCGAGATTTCTTCTGGAACCCAAAAGAACCCTCTTTGTTCTTGCTCAAATTTACCAAGTTTTTGATACTTAATTTCTTCAAACCGCTGGACTGTAACCGGACCAGCAGGATCCAAGAACATTTTTCTTTGTGTATAGTTTGTGGGCTTACTTAAATTATATTGTGCTCGTGACATTTTTTTCCTTACAGTTATAGTTTACAAGATTCACAATCAGACTCGTCATCAAAGTCGATCGGATCTAACATGTTCGGAATCTCTTCTGCGGTAGATTTTGATCCTTGTTTGTCGATTAGTGAGTAATACAGAGTTTTTCCGCCCCAATGATAAAAGTTCATCAAGTTCTTAGCAATCAATGTTGAAGGTACCTTTCTATCTGGAAAATGCTTTGGCGAATAAAATGTATTGGTACTTATACTTTGGTCAACATATACTTGTATAACCGCGGCAGTTTTCAAATAGCCCACACAGTCTTTTTGCGCCCACATCATTTGATACTTGTTTTTTAGTCTATGATACTCAGGTACAACCTGAGTCAAACTGCCGGCTTTGCTTTCTTTAACTGAGATCAAGCTCATAGGTAGTTCAATACCGTTAGTACTGTTAATAACAACAGAGCTTGACTCAACAGGAGCAATAGCCATAAGAGTAGCATTTCTAACTCCATACTGTTTTATCTCCTTACGTAGTGTTTCCCAATCTAACTCGGGTGTGAAGTCTGCAAGTTCATTCACACCTTCAGCACGTAGTTCCCAGGGGAAGATGCCTTGACCATAACGTGTCTTTGCACTATCCAAACATGGACCACGTTCTTTAGCCAGTTCAACAGTGGCTTCGGTCAAGTAGTAGGCTTGGTGTTCCATCCACGTCTTGACTTCAGCCAAGGCGTCTGATTCTCCGTATTG